GCCCTATTGACATCTATCGCCGACATGCATAGGCTTTTAATAACTTGCTCTTTTAACCCCTCGTAGGCGGTTCTTTTTTCGCTTTGCTCCCTGGCTTTGTTTTCCCGGCGCTGGTTTAACAGGGCTTCTAATTGCTCGTCTGTTAATTCATCTAATGTTGCTGTAACTGTTGTCATTATAGTATTGATTTAAATTTTAAGATGCTTTTTGAGCCACGCGGCCAATAATGTCGTTGATTAGTATTTCGTCGTAACCGGGGTTAAACACCGTTGGCTTACGGCAATGCACTACCAGCGCCAGCCCGTGCGATAGGTGGATTTGCAGTTTGTAGGTGCGTTTAAAGCAGGTATGAACGGCTGATAGTTTGTGAAGCAATTCGGCCAGGCTGGCTAACACCAGTTTATCTGTATTGCTTTTGGTATAACCGAACTGCGTTGTATGGGCCAGTGAGAATTGCAGGAAGCCTATCAATTGCTCCATATCGCTGCTGGTAAGTTTTAAGGGAAACTTATTCATCAAAGCCCCCTTTCTTCATTTTCTCAACTCCATCCAAAAGGAAGGCGTCATATTGCTTTTGAAAGCTATCCAGGATGCGGTTGTTTGATATGCAGGTATGCTCCGCAACGTAGGTTTCGCGGCTTATCCTGCCGTTTATTAATTTCAGGTCGATGATGTACCATACCCTGCACCACCATAGCCAAAAGGCGAAGCTATTGGGCATTATCTCTTTATCGTAACCGTTATCAATGGCATGCAGTTCAATAAACTGCATACCGCTTTGGTGTTTAATGGTACTTATATCATCCCGCTCCAGGCGCAATACCTGGTGGACTAAATACCCGGCTGTAGTACCGCCTTCATCAAAGCGTATCCTATGTAAGTCTGTTTGGTTGATCATTTTCAAGTTTTTTTATTTCTGCTTTGGCATTGATGGTCAGGTAAGCATAAAAAGTGCTTATGCATATTAAAAACCGTGGGTAGATCAGGTTGGCATGTATCCACACATTGCTACGGCCCTGCTTGTTGTTTTCAGTATATATTTCCTGAATGATCAGCACGCGTTTATAATAGTTAAGCTTGTTTTTTTGTACCTTTTTACTCATTTGCTATTAGTTGTACATCGCCAGTTTTATTTCCGATCGTTGTTTTTCGTTCCGTTTTTTTGTCATCATAGCGATCTTTGGCACCAGGGCCTTTAGTTCGCTCACGTTCAATTCGTACAGCAGCTTACCGGCTACCCGCTTATCAAGCATAAACTGGTTTACCTTTGTCCAGTCGTTGTTTGTGGCGTATATGCCGTACTTGTTCAGTTGTACAATTACGTGGCTCCGCCAGGCTTTAATGGCTTGATCTGCGCTGTAGCGGTTGGTGATCCCTTTGGCCAGGCGTTCCAGCAGTTCATCTAATTGCTGGTCGGTTAAGTCGCGGCTGCTCTGCACGTTGTACTGGCCTACAATCTCCTTTTTACAGTCGATCACGTTCAGCTTAAGCAATACCTGGTGAAGGGCTTGCAGCTTTTTATTGCGTGTTTGATTGGCTTTCATACTGTTTGAATAATGATGGTTGAATGCTTTTTTTAGCGCTCTTAGGGGTGAATAGCGTTTTATGATAGGGCTGATCCAGGTAGCGGCTCATCACTGTCATTTGCCCGTTCTTAATCAAAATCTTGATGTCCGCTTCGTGCAGTAGGTCGTTAGCCCTGTCGGTTTTGCCCAGGTCGGTGCCGAAGCTTACCATCATGATAGCCAGTTTGCGTTTTTTGAAAATGGTTTGCAGTTCGACAAGCTGATCAAAGGTGAAGCCCATGCGCTGCACACTGTCGACTATTACCAACCTGTAGTGATTGGCTTTGATCTTTGCCACCATTTTGGCAAAGCTTAGCCGGTTACCTACGAAAAGATTTTTATGCCCTATGTTAAACTTGTTTGCCCTATCCTGAAAGGTTTTGTTAAACCCTTCCTCGTGCATATTGTAAAGCACTTTGCCAACTTTACCGGCGTAGTGATTGGCAAACTTTAATGTCCATACCGACTTGCCCGATGCGCTGGGGCCATATGCCATGCCAACAAAGCGGCTTTCCATTTCGCCCAGGGCTTCCAGGTATTCAGGATCAAGCGCCAGCAGGTCGTAGGTTTTAGCCTTTAGGGTATTGATGTTGATGACATCGTTTCCCTCATAGACGGAAGTTTCTGTCCGTCTTACAACCACCGAAGGATCGTATTGAACCGCCGCCGCACTGCCTTCCAGCTTAACGCTGATTTTATACACGTCAGCGTCACGCCCATCAAAGGCGCTATAAATCACTTTGTAAATATTTCCCGGCTTGCCGTCAACCAGTACGGGCGCACCCTTTTTTATCCATCTTTGTTTCTTTATCATGGCTTAGCAGATTACTGATGGATAATTGATTGATGCGGATGATCCAAGCGCTATACGGATAGCCACAAGGCAATCGGATATACCGCGAAACGTAGGTTTGTTTTGCCATGCAAAACGCCTCATTGCCGGTTTGTTATTACGGCCCATAACAATGTCGAGGGCTTCGCCTGTAAGGCCGTTAATCTTTAATATCTGTTCGGCCTCGCTATCGTTCGGCGCTGTTAATTCGTAGGTAAGGAAAAACAGGCGGTCGAGCGTTTCACTAAACAGATGCTTGTTTTTATTGGCTCCTTTAATCAGGTTGATCATGAAGTAGGGCGTACCGGCAAACACAATACCGCATATGCCTTTAAGGGCCGTCATTAAGTCTTTTATAACCGTTACCCGGTAATCCTGCAACGAACTGACTTCGTCAATCATCAACAGGCAATCCTTGCCGGTAAGGGCTTGTTTTATTTTTAATATTTGTTGCTTGATGGTGCCATCGTTGGCTATGTTAAGCACTGTTAGTATGGCCGAAAGAAATTGTTTGCGTGTGGTTATGCCTTCGCAGTTCACATAATATACTTTATAGCCTTTATTGCTCTCCTGGTAGCGTTTAAACCATGTTAAACCCTCTGATTTACCGTACCCGCGTTCGCCGGTAAGTGGTATAAATACCTTGTTTTCGTAGGCTTTTTGGCATGCGTCACACACCTTTTTAAAGTTTTCGGTAGGGATAAGCTTGTATCCTTCGGTGTTATTGAGATACTTGATAATGATATTCCAAGTATTTTCGCCTACAATACCATCGCTTTGCCAGTTGTTTAGTACCTGGCTGATCATCCCTTTGGTGATCCCCAGCCGCTCCTCCGCAAATTTGTTGTTGCTTAAGCCGCTGTCTTTGATTGAACGCTTTAGCTGTTCAATGATTTGTGCCTTTTCGTTAGTTTGCATACATTTGTTTTTTATTTGTTAATGCCGCCCTTACGGATGGCGTAAATGGCCCCTTGGCAGAGGGGTCGTTTATTTAGTGATCTTTAATAGCTTCCGTTCCAGGTCGCTCATATCGCCCATGCCATTCATTACATCTTGCAGCGTACTTTCAACCTGGTTATAACTTGTTTTATCCTGTAAGGCGTAGTGGCTTATGCCATCCGTTCCGGTAGCCTTGTAGCCATTGGCCTCCATTAAAATTCTTTGCCTTTGTAGTTCGGCCTGGGCGTACTGCCAGCCGAATTGTTCCTGCTTGTTGCAGAATTCTTTTATCATCGCTGATTCGCCCTCCTTGTAATCGGCCACACAAGCGGCAAACAATTCCTTTTCGCGGGCGATAGCTACCTGTTTTCCGTCCTTAAACAGGATGCAGAATTCGGGTTTCTCAATATTTATGCGTACCTGGAAGCGTTTGCCCAGGTTGTTTTGTTGAAAGGTGAAGTCGTATTTACCGCCTTCGTCAGGCACGATATAGAAATGATCTTTCTTTTTGATGGTGATTTTAATACCGGCGTTGGTGTATTGGTATCCATCTTTGTGCGGGTGCTGTAATTCGGCCATAAACAGGCTGATCTTGTCGAAGTAATTCACCTTATTGCGCCCGGCCGCTTCCTTATCATAGCGCTGTATCTTGCTTTCGCCGATAAAGAAACCGTAAGCATCGCGCTCTTCGCCCCGGCTGTTCCAGTCGGATATGGCTTCGTAAAAGTCCTTTATAACACGTTCCTGGTTTGGTAATAGTTCGGGGTTCTTTGCCAATTGGGCCAGCAGTTCGGGGTTAGCCTTTGAGTTAGGTGATTTAGTTGTTACGTTACCGCCTTTAAAGTTTGCCAGCTTGTGCAGTACCCTTTGTTGCAGGTGGCCGGTGAATGTTTCGATGTATTTTGACTGGCCTGAATACGGGCGGCAACCGAAGTGTACCCGTGTCATGTTTTGCATCAGGCCGATAACCGCGCCGCTTACGTTGGCGGATGAATTATCATACTGTAACTGGAACGGCGTATAGTTCCTGAACTCGACGGCCTTTTGCAATGCCTCAGTAACCAGTGACGATGTTTCGGTAAAGGCTATCGAAGCGCCCAGGATAGCCGAACTATACGCATCGGCTACCAGGTACACATACAAGTCGCTTTTAATTTTACCGGCAGCATCACGATAGTAAAGCTGCATGGTAGTACCGTCCATTGTCCAAAGCGCATCGGGCCTTGATATTTCGCGGCGGGTTGATTGCGATCTGAAAGCCAGATCGCCCTCATGTTTACCATGCCGGTTATAAAACCATACCCGTTTATGTTGCGGTTCGTTTAAGTGCTGTTTAATCAGCGATACGGTTAGCATTGGCAAGTCCATATCTTCCGCCTTGCCGTTGTACTCCATACCGATGTCTTCAAAGGAGAGTTTATTGCGGCTTGATGCTAAGTCCATCAGGATAGCATGTGCAAGCGGGTTCATTTTTCCCCGGTTGTTATTGCCCATGAGGCCGGTGATGAGCGATTGAATACCGGTGCTGTTAAACAGCCTGGCATTGCGGTCGAGTACGCGCTCGTTATTGATGGCTTTTTTAAACTTAACCATGCCTTTGCTTTGTTCGGCCATTACATGGTTAAATACCGCTTCCTGGAAGGTTGTAATTTTATCGTAGCCCATTTTACGGGCCTGTTTAACGTCGATTTGATTAAGCAAACGCAACCAGGCGGCGGCGCGTGCTATGCGGTGAATATCTGTTTTGTCATAATATCCGGTGCGGTCTAATTCCCTGATGTCTTCCGGTTCAATAGATAAAAGTTCGGGTATTTGATTGTTGGTTGCTTCTAATTCGATGTTACGCTTAGCAGCGATAGTATTTGAAGCATATAGATGGGGGTCAATACCCTCACATATTATTTTGGTGATCCTTGTTTTGTAATCGGCTTTTAAACCGTCGAAATGGATGTATACTTTTTGCCCGTCTTTATGGTGTGGCCAGCAATTAACCATGCCTTTACGCTGCCGTTTAAGTCCGTCCATGATGGTGTTTTTTGAAACCGCCACCCTTTCCAGTTCCTCGCATGTAACGCAGAGCACTTGTTTAGATTGATATGTAAAGTATTTGGGCATGTGTTATTGTTCGGGGCTTGTTAATTCTGCAATGATCGTTTCGCGCATGCTAATGACTTTCGTCAATACTTCTACCAGGGCGTTAAAGTGTTTTGAATTGGGGCGCGTCAACACCTTTGAAGCGTTGTTTGGGTTGATTCCGACCACCTTTGCAGCGGTATTTAAATCACCTGGTTGCATTTTAATTTTGATTTGTTCGATTTCCATTACTACATTTGTCATTCGGATGTGACAAATATATTGAAACATTTCAATACGAAGCAAATAAAATATAGAATAT